AAGAATCTGATCTGACAAAGTTTTCTTTTATCGATCGAATCAATCTGTTTTTCAAGGGGAATGATGAGATTCGGTTCACCGACAAGGAGACTGTGTACGTAGATCGAGTTGCGTCAATTATGACCTTTGAAGAGGCTTGTCGTCTTGCAGAAGAAATATATGAATTTGCTAAAGAGGAGAAAGAGAATCAAGAACAACTTCCTGATGTGAATCTGAACACTGAGAATAAATCTGGCTCTGTCGGTACATCTCAAGAATCTGAGGAATCTGACGATTATGATTCTGAAGAACCGCAACCTGGTGAGTCTTATGGTGGGACTGCAGACAAGTCTGAATCTGGTTTTGATTCACCAGGTGATCACTCATCGTATAATGAGGGTGTGACAGTAGACAACTTTGATCAAAAAGTTGAAAGTCTGCGTAGTAATAGTAGAATTGATACTCGATACGTTCAGATCCCTCAAGTGAATTTGAATACAGTTGTGATTCAAAATCAAGAGGTATGGAAAGTGCACGATGAAGAACGTAAGATATTGGCGGAACGTGATGCCGATCACGGTTATCAATACGACCGCACGGCTTATCACCGTGATGAGTATAAGAGATTCAAAAAGTCTGCCCAGAAAGAAGTAAGTTATCTGATCAAAGAATTTGAATGTCGCAAATCAGCCACATCTTACGCACGTGCGTCTACCTCTAGGACTGGAGTTCTTGATACATCTAAGTTGCATACTTACAAGTTCAACGAGGATCTATTCAAAAAGATTACTGTGTTGCCTGATGGTAAGAATCACGGTTTGATCTTCATTCTTGATTGGTCAGGATCGATGTCCAATATTCTGAAAGATACTGTCAAACAACTTCTCAACCTCGTGTGGTTCTGTCGCAAAGTCAATATTCCATTCGAAGTCTTTGCTTTCACAAATGACTGGTTGATCAACGGTGATCGAATGCCGTGCGTTTATCCCTCTGATTCAATTCACCAAAAGTTCAACGTCAACGATCTGGTTGTTTCGTCTGGTTTTAGTCTAATGACTTTCCTCTCAAGTCAGACTTCTGCCAAAGATTTTGAATATCAGTGTGAAAATCTTTTCGTCCTTTCTTGCAGTCAAGATGGGATGCGTCAACTTGGATTGTCTGGCACACCTCTTAATGAGGCTTTGATTACCCTACACCAACTGATTCCTGATTTCAAAAAACGATTCGGTGTTGAGAAATTGAACACGATTATTCTGACCGATGGTGAAGCTCAATACATCCCTTACTTTGTTGAATTTCAACGCAAGGACGGTAAGATTGTTCAAGGTTTCAACAACATTGACTCCTACACCTGCCTTCGTGATCGTAAACTAGGTCGTGTCTATCAGATCTGTGATCGATACTTTGGATTGACACATACTATCTTGACTAATTTGACAGAACGTTTTAGTGATGTCAACTTCATCGGTATCCGTCTTGCGTCGGGATCTGAGCTACGTCGTTTTCTTGATCGTCACCTTTCACTTTCTGACATCAATGACGTTATGTTAAAATGGAAGAAGGACAAGTCTGTCGCGATCGATAATATGGGTTATACTAAGTTCTTCGCGATGTCATCTCAGTCTCTCTCTAATGATACTGATTTTCAAGTGCAAGAGGATGCTAGTAAGTCTCAGATCAAGTCTGCTTTTATCAAATCACTCAATTCTAAAAAGTTAAACAAGAAAGTTCTGTCACAGTTTATGGAGTTAGTTGCGTGAACATTTTTGTCACAAGCGAATGCCCACGTCAGTCGGCACAAGTCTTACCAGACAAACACATTGTCAAAATGCCACTGGAGAGCTGTCAGATGCTCTCCATTATTTTTTCGTCTTGGTATTACAACTGGGGTGAGATTCATCGAATCGATGGGGAGCCTTACAATACAAAGAAAGGAGCCTTTCGTAATCACCCTTGCACACAATGGGCGGGTCAAAATTATTACAACACAGCCTGGTTGATTGCACACGGAATTGCATTGTCCACTGAATACACACACCGTTACGGCAAAATGCATTCTTGTAATTCAACACTTTTTGAAGCTAAAAAAATCTTTCACCATAAGACTGGTAAGTCCATTACTTGTTACTGTATGGCTGATAAATTTGCACGTGCTATGCCCGAAGAGTTCAAGTATAATGAAGACATAGATACTTTTGATGCGTACAAAAAGTATGTTGCATCTAAACCTTGGGTCTCTGAAAATTACCTCAAGTGCCCTGAAAGAAAGCCTTCGTGGATCGAATGAATAATTACCCTATAAAATCAGAAAACCCTTACGTCGTGAAGATCATACCCAGTAAAAAAAGATGGGGTATTTACAGACGTGATAACTCTCATAAACTTGCAGATTTTAAATCGGAAATCGAAGCTTACTCTGCAAGACGAGCACTAATTGATTTCGAAAATGACTCAACTTGATAGACACTGTTACAGTAAAGTAAACAATGAGTGGGTCATAGTAAAGACATATACTCTTGAGTATCAGAAAATACCTTATAATATTGCAACGATACTAGAATGTTCAAGACGTTTGAGACAAGTTCTCACACCAGACTTATTGACAAAAAAGTATCGACTGGAAAATGAAACGAATCCAATGTATGGTCATTGTTACCATACAACACAAGCAATGTTCTACTTGTTGGACACTCATACTTTAGATCCCATTAAAGGTCGTGATTGGAGAGGAGACGATCACTGGTGGTTGAAAGATAAAGAGAATGGATTTATTGTCGATATGACAGCGGATCAATATTATTCAATAGATAAAGAGCCTCCCTATGATAGAGGCAAAGTTTCATCCTGGTATGGTTGGAAACAGAGACCGCATAAGAGAACTTTAGACTTGATTACTAGACTTCAGATGGACAGTTATCTGGCTGTCCACTGCCCCATCTTACCCCGTTGATTTAGTTGTATACTACATACATACCAATGAGGTTCCAATTCAATGTCTATTCCCAATATCGTTGATGCACTTCGAGATGCATACGGTGAAAAAATCACTTCGGGCGATGTGCGTGGATACTGTGCCGCACACGGCATCTCTTACCCGACTGTCACCCGCAAACTGGAACAACACAAAGTTCGTCGTGGTGTTTGGGATTTGACGATTCAAGAAAAACTAGAACAGACCTATCAAGCTCCCGCTGGTGCACCTGCTATCAATGTTACCGCTGGGGAACATCAAGATCTAATTCCTGATAAGGACAATCAATATGTCCCGTTCGGGAACTTTAAGGATGTGAAGAAAATCATTCAGTCCCGTTTATTCTATCCGACCTTCATCACTGGTCTCTCTGGTAATGGCAAAACATTCTCTGTCGAACAATCTTGTGCTCAACTCAAACGTGAACTCATCCGTGTTAATATCACAATCGAGACGGATGAAGATGACCTTATCGGTGGCTTCCGTCTTGTGGACGGCAACACTGTTTGGCATAACGGTCCTGTGGTTGAGGCTCTTGATCGAGGTGCCATATTGCTTCTCGATGAAATCGACCTCGCTTCAAACAAAATCCTTTGTCTGCAAAGTGTTCTCGAAGGCAAAGGTGTTTTCCTGAAGAAGATTGGTCGTTGGGTCAAACCTGCATCTGGATTCAACATCATCGCAACTGCTAATACCAAAGGTAAGGGTTCTGATGATGGCCGTTTTATTGGAACTAATGTGTTGAATGAGGCGTTTCTTGAACGATTCCCTGTGACCTTCGAACAGGAGTATCCGTCGCCTAAAATTGAACAGAAGATTCTAGAGTGTGTCTGTCTCAACCTTAACATCAATGATCCAGAGTTTTGTCAACGACTCGTTGATTGGGCTGACATCATTCGTAAGACGTTCTACGATGGTGGGATCGAAGAGTTGATCTCTACTCGCCGTCTGGTTCACATCATTCGTGCCTATTCTATTTTCGCCGATAAAGTCAAAGCGATTCAAGTTTGTCTTAACCGTTTTGATGAAGAGACTAAATCATCCTTCCTTGATCTGTATGACAAAGTTGATGAAACGGTTGACGTAAAACAGAATGAGGTGGTAGAATGACAACGTGTTTTTATGAGTATGTGTGATGGCCGACTCTATACCTAGAGATGGACACGAGTGGGGGTATGACTATACTCCCCTTAGTAATTATCTTGATTCAATGTACCCCGACATCCCAAATGATTGTAAAGAACCTATCGTCATGAATGAATTTAAAGTAGAACTCACTAACACGAATGGGTTCTGGAAATATGAAGAGGACAAAACACTCAAAGAAATCGAACAATATCTGACTAGTACCTACCATTCTCACTACACATCGGAGAAGTCTCAAACTCAAACTCTGGATCTTATTGAGAGTATTGGTGACGCCGAACCTTTCACCAGATCTAACGCGATCAAATACCTGTCACGGTTTGGTAAAAAGAACGGCAAATCCAAACTTGACATTTTGAAAGCCATCCATTATTGTATTCTTCTCTACCACTTTTCTGGTCTTCACAATGAACGCAAAGACACCTATGAAACTTTCTAATAGT